GTAATCGAGGCCGAGGATGCGGCCGTTGTCGTCGAGGACGTAGTCGCGCGTCAGCGGATCGATCTTCCGTGCGCCGAGCGACTTGCCCGTCTTGGTGTCGCGGAGGAACGCGCCACCTTGGGCAGTGGCGGACGCAGAGACGCCGAAGCCGGCGCTCGTCGTGCCTGCTTTCTGCGTGCCTGCGCCGGCCATGGACGCCTCCTTGTCGGACCTACGAAAGGGATCCGGTTCCAGTGACTGGCCCGTCGCTCGGTGCGCTCATCGGCACACCGGTCAGCGACACGGACACCACCGATGCGTTCGTCTTGATGTGCGCGAGGAGCGCGACCGCGAACGCCTCGAGCGCTGCGGCGGACACTGCGTTCGTCACGTTGAGCCGGCTGGCGAGCGATGGGATGAACGTCGGCGAGAGCCACTGGAGCGTGCCCGCACCCGCGAGCGGCGTTCCGCTCGTGAACCCAGTACCGTTCGCCTGCCCGTAGTCGTTGAAGTGGTCGATCAGCGCTTGGGCGATCGTCACCCATGTTGCGCGCGAGTCGGTGGCGGTGACCGGCACGCCGAGCGCGTCGGCAAAGAGCGCGCCGAGCTCTCCGGCGCTTCCCTTGACGTCGAACGTCCCGATCCCCGCGACCGCACCGCTCGATGCGGCCATCGCTCCAGGCTGCACAATGATGTTCGCGGGCGCCCAAGAGGCGACGGTCTGGCCGAGGGTGGAGAAGACCGAGCCGGCGCTCGCGGGCGCTCCGACGGCGGACGAGAGCGCGCTGCCGAGAACCGCTCCCGTTCCTCCTAGCGGCATCGCACTTGTTCGGCCGGCAGCTCGATCGTGCTGTTGTCGCTGAGGAGGAGTCGAAGGAGTCGGCGGCCGTTGACCCCAATGGGGCCGCGATCCTCCAGCACGCGTGCACGCACAGTGCGTCCCGCCAAACGAAAGGTCACCCGGGGCAGCTTCAGTCGAGGGGGCACGGGATCTTCGGCAGCGGAATCGAGAAGGAGATGCTTGGGATGCTCGGCAGCGAGAGCGACGGCAGCCCGGGAAGCTCGAGGCTCGGCAGATCGAAGTCGAAGTTGGGCCATGGGATCGGGATCGCGAAGCTGATCGACGGGATCGACGGAAGATTCAGTGAGGGGAGGCCGGGCAATTCGAGCGAGGGGAGATCGAAGTCGAAGCTCGGCCACGGGATCGGGATCGCGAAGGAGATGCTCGGGATGCTCGGCAGCGACAGGTCCGGCAGACCCGGCAGCTCGAGCGAGGGGAAGTCGCACACGTGCTAGAACTCCCATCGATGGATCCGTATCGGCAGCCCGCTCCGTGCGAATGCGTCGCATGCGCGATCGGCGTGCGCGAGTTCTGCAAACAGCGCCTGGATGCGCTTCCCTTCAACTTCGCATTGCCCGATCTGCACTTGGGCGGACCCGGGCCGCTGCCCGCCATCGCGATTCCAGGGGTGCCGGAGATCGATCTGCGTTTCGATCGGATCTCGCTAGGCGAGCGAAGCGAAGATTTTACTGGAGGCCGCGGCCGCGATCCCCGCGGGACCGACGCAGACGGAGTTGACGACGGGGACGGCGATGGAGCCGAGCACGACGGTGCTCCCGTCGACCTGACACTGCTCGGTCGCGATGAGTGAGCACTTGCCGTCCGAGCCGACGGTGAGCCCGCCCTTGGCCTTCGCGAACGCACGCACGCCGTTCGAGTCGATGATGAGCCCATGCCCTGCGCCGTTCGTGATGCGGATGGCATCGTTCTCGGCGTCGAGCTGGATGATCATGCCGGCACCCGTGCTCGTGTTGCCCACGCGCGTGTAGAGGCTGATCGATCCGTTTTTCTTGAGCAGGACGCGCGCCTGACCGGTGCCGGTCTCGCCCGGCGCGTACACGCACGTCTCGCCGTGATCGAGGTTGCCGTAGAGCTCGAGCCCGCGGAGATCCTGGCTCGCAATGCAGATGTCGTGATCGCCCGCCCGGAGCGCGACGACCTGCGCGGCCTTCTTCTTTGCCTCGGGCTTCGGCGGGCGCGAGGCGAAGCCGACGTGCTGCCACCACTCCGCGTTGTCGGTGTCCGTCGTCTCGCGATGGACGTCGCCTAGCTGCGCGAGGATCTTCTTGGTGACCGCGTTGACTGTGGTGGTGAGCACCTCCAGCCCGACGTGGATCAGACCATCGAGATCAAGGGCCGGCATTCAGCGATCTTTCTTTTCCTGCAGCAGCGCGGATGCCTTGAAGGCCTCGAAGGAGTTGGCGCCACTGGCGGGGGTAGCGCACTCGAGCATCCGCATGCGCGCTCATGTTGAGAGGCGCGGTGAATGTGAACCGAAACGCTCCGCTCACTCGTCATCTCCTTCGAGACCAAAGGCGAGCGAGTGAAGTCGCACGAGATCGAGCCGTGTTGTGGTCCCGCCCATCCGTGACTTGCTGAACGCGACGCCGAGCACGTACATCCGCTCTCGGAGCTCGCCGAGCTCGTCGTCGACGTCCACGACCGTGTCCGGCGCCCACGCCACGAAGTCCCCGTCGATGATCTGTCCGTGGCCCTCCACGACGTAGTGTGCGGTCAGAGCCTTTCGGTAGAGCAGGCTCATCTCCCGCTTCACGAACGCATTGAGCTGCCTCTGCGTCTTGCTTTCGGCATCGTGCAGGTACATCGGCCGGAATGGGACGTTGGCCGCTCGAAAGGCGAACGATGCGCCCGGCAACGTGTTCTCGACCGTCCCCGGATGCTTCGCGAGCAAGGCCGCGACCTCGGGTGTGTTCTCCGCCTCCTCGGTGAGCCCGAGGATTGGATTCACGATGTGAGCTTTGATCCGGCCCTTGCCGAACTCGCCCGCCGCGCCCACGGCGAAGCCGTCCGCGATGATCATCGTCGGTTGATCGGTGAGGTTGTAGCTGACCGTGCCGGAGAGGATGTTGCCCCGACCGTCGCGACCACGATGGAGAATGAAGTCGGGCTTCTGCTTGTAGTCGGGCTTGCCGACGATCAGCGTCTCGCCGTCCGCCGAGCACCAGATCCACAGACCGTCTCGCTGAGCGACACGCGAGGCGAAGTGAAAGACGCTCTCGTGATGGTAGGGCTTGGTCTGGTGGAGGATGTACGAGGCGAGACGTCGGCCCTGTGCACCGCCCCCACCGCTCCCTCGCCGATGGCGCCTCTTGCGTCGCCCGCTCGAGGGCGTCTCGCTCGTCTTGAAACCGCGCTTGCCCGTTCGGGCATCGCGGTTCGCGTCGTTGTCGATGTCGAAGTCGTCGTCATTCGGCCAACCGAAAGGCCCGAATAGCCGCTTCAGGAGCTCGGCGAGCGTGCCGCCGCTCTTCAGCTGGAAGGTCGGATCGGCGACCGCATCGAGGGTCTGCCCCAGCTTGTCGCGCCCGTGGATGTTGTAGACGATCCCGCTTCCGCGATCGGCGGAGATCTCGATGGCGTCGATGAGGCCGGTCGCGAGGATATTGGATTCGAGGTGGAGGCCAACCTGCGCCCCAAGCTTGAGTGCCGCCCGAAGATTGTCGGGAAGCCCCGCCTCGGTCGATGCGAGCTGAAACGAGAAGCTGTCGGTCGGCGTGAGAAAGTCGCTCGCGAACTCGTAGCCGAGCCACCGATCGATCTGCACCAACTCCCCGTCCGTGAAGATGGAGAGCTTGATGCTCTGCGAATCGGGCGCAGAGGGTCGGTAGGCGACGGCCATGGCGTCAGGCGGCGCGGTAGTACCGAACGGAGGTGCCCCGCGGGATCTCGGGGTTGCGCATCAGGCCCGGATTGAGCTTGATGAGATCGCCCACCTTCGCTTCGGGGATCTGACGGACGACGCCGGCCAACGTCGTGTCGTGCGGGACGGTGAAGAAGGCAACGCTCTGGCTCTTCGAGAGGATCTTTTCCTCGAGCAGGTGGCTCGCGGCCTTGATCCGTTCCGCGGTGGCGATGATCGGCCACGCCACCGCGTTCTTCGAGGTGTAGGCCGACTGCTGGATGCGATCGACGTGGTAGTTCAGGGCGTTGATCTGCCCCGCTGTTCGGTAGGAGAGCAGCGTCGGGTAATCGGTGACGGCCTTCACCTTGTTCATCAGCTCGCCGAGGCTGATGCTGTCGTCGAGGAGGTAGGGCGGGAGACCGAGGCCTGCGTCTTCGAGGAGCTTCTTCAGATCGGCCTTGACCGTCGCGCTATCGAGCTCGATCGCCCCGATGCTGACGCCCTCGATCGGCGTCTTGGACGTCAGGAACGAGTTGTCGTCGGCGACGCTCGTCTCGACGAAGGAGAGCTCGACATCGACACCGGCGCGGCGGGCCGCGTCCCAGTCGATGTCCATGCGCTCCGCCTTGCAGAGGACCTCGCCGAACTCGAGGGTCTGAAGTGGGCCCACATCCTTCTTCTGGAAGGCGGCGATGAGCGCGCGCATCTGGTTCGGGTAGAGCGCCGCCCACCGCTCGTTCCGTCCCGGAGAGATGGTGTTGAGGAGTGGCGCGGTGAACGTGAAGCGCATGGGCGCAAGGCCCGTCGACTCCACGCGCGCGCCGTCCACGCCCCAGTACTTGTGCTCGACCAGATCGTGCGCGATCGACATGCGATGGCGCGAGACCGGGAACTCCACATCCCGCCACTTCGCAGGGAGGAGCTGTTCGAACAGATCGTACGTGTCGGGCACGGGGCCCTCCTGCGGCTACTGCGCGCGCTGAACGATGCCGGTGGAGGCGGCGGGGGGGCGGGGGACGGGTGGGGTGCCGGCTCCGCCCGCACCAGCAGCGGCGCCCGTGTTTCCCTGGGTGGCGGAGGTGTTTCTGTCGATCGCCGCCTGAAGCTGCCTCATCGTCTCGTTCAGGTTCTTGATCGTCTCCTGACGATTGCGCTCCTCGGCCAAGGCGGCTTCCTTCGCCTGCTCGGGGGCGACAATGTTCGCCATGGCACCGGATGCCACCTTCGCGAGCCCCGGATCCTCTCGCAGTTCGACCTGCTTTCGCACGTCCGTCTTCAGTCCTGCGAGTACCTTCTGGGCTTTTTCCTGCTCCTCGGGCGATAGTTGTTCGCCGCGATTCATCTTCGCGATGAGGTTGGCCGCCTCCGTCTGTCGCCCCACAGCGCCACGCTGCGCATCCGCTTCTTCCTTGAACTCCTGTTCGATCATCATCTTGGCAGTGGCGATTGCCATGATGGCGGAGCCGACCGCGATCGTGCTGGTGGCAAGCTTCGAGGAGAGCGCACTCTCGATCAGCTTCCCGATAGCAGCGGCGGCGAGCTCCTTCGCGAACGCCGCACCGATCATCACCGAGAGCCCTGCGAGAGGGTTACGGATCGCGAAGTCCGCAAGACGCGTGAAGCCCTCAAGCAGCTTGGTCATCGTCGGGATCGCGTCTCGCAGGACGGGCACCATCTTCAGGAACTCCGGCAGGAGCTGCGTCCCAACCGCCGTGCGAAGCTCGATCATCGCGCGCTCGAGTTGCCTATCGGCATCCAGCATGCGCTCGTTGGCGCGCATGGTGATTTCGGCGTCGCTCACCCCTTCGGTGAACTTCTTGAGCTCCTCGTCCACCTTGGCCATGCCGGCCTTACCGCCACCTGCCTTCGTATAGATGTCCGAGAAGCCGGTGAGGACGCGTACGCCGCGTTCGCCGAGGCCCATCTCCTTCAGCTTGGTGACGTCGCCGCCCGTCTTCTCGAGCATCTCTTTGATGATGAGGCGGGGATCCTTCATCTTCCCCTCGGCACCGTGGATGTCGATGCCCGCATCCTTGAGAATGTCGGCCTTGCCCTGGATATCGGTGGCGAAGCGCTGCGCCGCCATCATCGCCTCGGCTGGCGATGACGCACCACCGCGCTGGCGCGCAACCTGCGCGAACGCCCCAAGGGTGGCGATGTTCGTCGCGCGATCGCCTTCGAAGAGCGACGCGCCGGCCGTGAGCCGGCCGCCATACTTGGCCATGTCCTTGAGTTCGACGGCACCGACCGCGCCTTGGCGGGTCTGCACGCGGAGGAGCTTCATGATGTCGGCGTTGTCGAGCTTTGTACCCTCCTTCTCGACCGCGATCTTCAGGTTCGCCGCGTTTTCCGCGAGCTCACCGATATCGCCGCCGAACGCCGTGGCGAGCTTGGCGATGTCGGGCATGATCTGCATCGCACGATTCGTATCGCCGGTGAGGTCCTTGAACTTCTCGATGCCGTCGAGGATCTCCTTCGGATCGATCCCCTGCGCGAGGCCGGTCTTGCGTGCCGTTCCGAGGATCTCCTGCGTGCTCGGGCGCGACTCTCCCTCACCAACAACCGTACTCGCGGCGATCTTGCCGGCCTGACGCGTGAGGCCCACCTCGCGTTCGACGGAGTCGGCGATCGAGAAGCCGCCGCCGAGCTGACCGAGCATCGTGCCAACGCCCGCGGCTTGCTGGAGTCCAGTACGTCCCGCACTGGCGAGCCGGTTGGCCGTGCCCCTGGCGAAGCGCTGACTCGCGCGCTCACGCTCCTGCAGCATCTTCGTCTGCTCGCGATGGGTTCGCTCCTCAGCGCGACGACCCTCACGGAGCAGCCGATCATTCTCGCGCGCGCGGCGTTTCTCCATCGCCGTGATCTCGCGATCGACCTGGCGCTGGATCCGGAGCTTCTCGTTCGCTGAGCGCTCGGCGGCACGCGACTCCGCCCGCTCCATTGATTCGGCAGCACGCACACGAGATCGGGCGGCGCGCTCGGCTTCACGTGTGGCACGATCCTGCGCTTGCTTCTGCATGCGATCCGCCTGCAGCATGGCGCGGATCTTCGCCTTGGCCTCCTGCTCCTCCACGCGCGTGCGCTGGCGCGACGACTGTGCGGCGACACGTTCGCGCGATCGATCGGCAGCGGTGGCCGCTTGCTCGACCGTGCGAAGGGCACGCGTCACGTCGGGCATGCCGCGAAGCAAGAGCTCCACGACAATCGGATTGGCCATGGACTCTCCTAGCGACGATGGCGCGCGAGCCACTCAGCATGCGGCATCGAACTCTTCTTCAAGTTGCAAGGGGCACACGCCGGGCGGAGATTCGCAAGGCAGTGCTTCCCACCACGCGCGATGGGGATCACGTGATCCCAGTGCTCATGAGGCCCGTCGCAGTACGCACAGGCATTCCCGAACACTTCGGCTCGCGCGTTGAGCATCGCCGCCGAGATGTTTTGCAGGCTGACGCCTGCTAGTCGCGCGCGGCGCTGCTTGTTGCGTGCGAGCACATTCTCGGAGTTGGCAAGACGCCACCTCTTGCACGTGGCGAGTACACTCTCCCGATGCCGTTGGTAGTATTTTTTGCTAGCCGCACTTCTCGTTCTGGCGCTCGCGGGGCGACCAGCGATGTCGCAGGACTTGCATTGCGTATGGAAGCCACCGCAACGTTCGGCCTGACGACGGAATTCGGTCTCCCGCTTCAGCGTGCGCTGGCATTTTCGACATTCTCGGTACGTGTCCTCGCCAACGATGGAGTCCCTAAGCGGAGGGTTCGCCGGAACGTTCGCCGCGCCTGCACAGGCGACTCCGCAATACTTCGGATTGTGGGTTGGCCCTTGGCAACGTGCGCACGCTCGCTCATCTCGTGTACGCTTCATCGGTCGACTCCTCCGCGAGAGGGGTGGGCCACGCATCCCGGACGGTTGGCGCCGTCGCGGGATGCACTTGCATTATAGACTATGGCTCCGCAGACGTAGTATCGGTGCCGTTTTGCGGCATCTCATCGGCCTGGTGCTTTTCGCGCAGGTACGTGCGTACGAATGTGCTCACGCTTGGCGGCGAGCCAAGCGAGCACGTGGCCATCCAGAAGCTGTACACCTGGGACGCCAAAGAACGCACTAGGGTCCTCTGCTCCTCCCAGGAGCAGGAATCGATAGGGAAAGCGCTGCCTCCCTCCACGAGGCGAATCACTAGCGCTTCTACTTCTTCGTTCGACATGTGCGCACGGATCGGTCCGAGCTCCGCTTGCACCGTGCAGTACTCCGAGAAGAGCACGCCGATCTCGTCGGTGGAGAACGTCTCGCGCATCAACTTCGGGGAAGGGAACGCAGGGCGCTTCTCCGGATCCTTCATATCGCGACACGCGCGATAGAGAACCTGCACCGCCACCTCGTTCGTGTACGTGTGCTGGTAGCCGAGGTTCGCCTCTTCCTTCCTTTGCGGATCCTTGAGGAGGTTCTTCGTCCAGCGATCCGCCTCGGCGTTGGCGGCCATCTGCTCTTCTTGCGTGAGCGGCCACATCACGACGTTGCCGACGGGTGTATCGGTGCCTGGGAAGCAGCGCGGGATCGGCACCTCGCGCGATGGACGCGGGATCGTGGTGAGCGCGAGCCAAAGCTCGCTCGGCGAGAGCTCCTCTTTCTTCGGTGCGTTCACGAGATCTTCTCGAGCGTCGACATCCCGAACCAGACCTGCGTGTCGCCGTCCTCCACGCGAACGGCGACCTCATTGCACTTGCAGGGATAAGCCTCGCAGGCGCACTTCTGCGGAACAGCGATACGCTTGCCGAGGCTGTCCTTCGGGAGCTCGTAGTCGAGCGAGCCGACGAGGCGTCCGTTGATGAAGAGATGGGCGCGCATTAGCCGTCCTCCGGACGCAGTCGCTCTTGCTCGACGGTGAAGAAGTGCCGCGCCTGCTCGCCCGGCGCTTGCTCGGTGCGCGAGGCCACGATCGGTCCCGTGATGGTGAGGATCGGGCTTCCGATCTCTTTCGTGTTTCCCATCCGCACCAAATGGACCGCGAGCTTCACGCGCTCGCCGAGCCGCGTGCGCGCATCGACCTCGTAACCCTTCTCAGGGACGGCCGACTCGATCGTCACGCGGCAGCGGCGGTTGACATGGTCCTCGATGAGGATGCCGCATTGTTCGAGGAGGAGGTCGTCGTTGAGGACGGCTCCGAGGGACGCGTAGCACTGGAGCATCGCATCACCTCATTCGTAGTCGGCAAACGAACCGCGAAAGGAGAAGTCCAGCGACGACTCGTTGTTCACCGAGTGCTTGAACGAGTCGCTGATGATGAAGCCCTTCGCCGTGAGCTGCTTGCCGGCGACGAGGACACCGATCTCGACCTCCTTGAGCCCCTTCATGTACTTGCCGGGGTTCATCTCGAAGTCGGCGCTCGGGACGGCGCTCGTCACCTGGATCTCGCAGTTCGCTGCGCCTGGGCTCTCGCCCGCGTAGCCCTTCGCGACTGTGTTGACCGCTTGCGAGTTGGTCGCGCGGTTGACGGTGACGCTTCCCTCCTCGGTGAGGATCGCGCCGTCGACCAGGACATACGCCAGCGAGTAAAGCTGTAGCCCGCTCATCTCTTGTTCTGCCTTTCCCGGTCATCGGCTCGGTGCGCGTCACGCCGGGTCTGCGCGCGCCGGAAATGCGAAAAGGCGCCCGAGCCTCTCCTTGCGGAGAAGCCCGAGCGCCCAGGGGGTGCCTTGCGTTTGGCTTCTAGTTGTTCAGCTGCGCGAACTCGTCGATGAACTTCGAGCGACTATGCAACTTGGTGGACCGCGATCGCGAACTGGAGTGCGTTGTCGATGGGACGTAGCGGGATGCGAACTGCGAGCCGCGTCGTTGGGCTCGTCTCGCGCTGCACGACCGTGTCCGCCTTGATGATATCCACATCCTGCAGAAGGTCGTTTCCGGCGTACACGTCGATGAGACCGAAGACGCAGCTTCGGTAACGGCTCGGCGTGACGACATCCGGGCCGGGCGGCTGCGCGCCATCCGGCGGATCGTTCGCGATGCGCTTGCCCTGGAAGTTCAGCGCCGTCTTGGTGAGGAGGTCCTCGCCGAAGAAGTCGCAGATCGTGACCTTGTGCGCGTCGCGGATCCGGTAGTCGTTCTGCGAGCCGTTCAGGCTCCGCGTCGTGATCCGGTTGACGAGGTACGTCGTTCCGTTCGGATTCACACCGATCGGAGTGATGCCGTTGTTGAGCGCGCTCTTGATGTTCGTGCGCGACGGAATCGCGCTATCGAGGCGCGGGCGCGGCACGATCCAGTAGGGTGCGGTCGTCGCATCGTTGCCGAAGCCGGCGAAGTTCGTGCGCGGGTTCGGCTTCGTCTCGAAGAGCGTGACGATTGCGGCCTGGTTCGCCGCGAGCTCCGCGGGCGTCCAGGGCGACTTCTCGCTCCAGACGAGCTCGGTGCGCGCCGCATTCCGTCCGGTCGCCAGCGTCGTCGCGTTCGCGATCGTGTCGACCGATCCGGCGATGACGCGCTGGCGGATGCCGGTGGTCGGCGCCGCGTTCGTTGCGACCTGATCGGACAGGGCATCGATCTGCGTCGCATCCGCCGCCGCCGGGACGATGTAGTAGTACTTGGACGTATTGATCGTCGCGAGCGCCGTCGTGCTCGAGTCGTCGGTGGTGCCGCCCGCCATCGCGCGATCGACCGCCGTCGGAACGGTCATTCCGATCGCCGGGCTGATCTGGGGCATGAAGCGGATGTCGTTGCCGCGCGTGCCCTTCTGCTTGGCGATGAGGGTGACGAAGCCCCAGATGCCGGTGGCCGTTCCGGTGGCCGTCACGCCCCAGTGCGTCTGCTTGTTGATCTCCTCGGCGACGTCGGTGGCGACGTCGGAGGCGATCGCGAGGTTGTCGATGGCGACGTCGACGAACTCGTCGTGGACGTAGACGCGCGTGGAGCCCGCGGCGGTGGCCGTGCCAACATAGCGGAACGTACCGGTCGCTTGGGCGCCTGCGGACTCCGTCACCGCGATCGCCCGGACGGTCGTGTCCTTGTTCACCTTCGTGAACCGGCGGAACATGCGGTGCAGCTCGGAGCCGGCGCCGAAGAGGTTGATCGCGTCCTGCTCCGTCTGGAGCTGCACGATCGTGTCGGGGCCGTAGACGGTCGTGTCCGCCGTCGCCGATCCGGTCGAGAGCATGTTGCCCATGAGGAGGACCTCGATGGGCGAGCCACTGCCGGCCGCGTCTCCCTGGGCGAACGAAATCTCGAGATAAGCGCCGGGCACCGGATCGTTCGCGGTGAGGCCGGTCAGTGAAATGGCGCCGGGCATTACGATTCACCCTTTCCGCCGGTCTGCTTGCCGGCCTTCGGCTCCGCGCTCGGCTTCTCGCCCGCGGGCTCGGACGCCTTCTCGGACTTGAACTCTTTGATCGTCTGCGTGCGCTCGCCGCCGAACGTCGGATCGAATCCGAGCCCGCACGCCTTTGCCGTCGCCTCGTCGGCGGGCCACAGATCGCCATCGCGCGCGGCGCGGATGAGATCCGGGTGCGCGTCGGTCTCTTGCGGCTTCTCGGTCGGGCACCAAGCCCAGCGCCCGGTCGCGACCTCTTGCCAGCGTCGTGCGACGAAGCGGCGGATGCCGCGCTCCTGGGCGTGCGGATCCGTGACGAGCGCGGTCCCGCGCGCGTAGAACTTCAGCCTGGCCATGTAGCCCTCTCGTCAGGGAGTGGTGAACGTGTAGGCGCCTTCGAGGACGTTCGACTCGGCGCCGGTTTCGGCGTGGAGAACCTGGACGTCCGCCGCGAACGTCGGGTGCGCTTCGTGCTCGGGGGTTACGCAGCGAATGCGCGTGGGGTGCAGCACGACGACGTTCGTCGCGAACGCGCCTCCGATGAGCACCTTCGGCGGCAGCGCTCCCGGCTGGAAACCCTCGCCGTCGATCTCGACGACGGCGCCGCCCGCCTTCGTGCCGCTCTTCGGATTGATGTCCGTGAGGGTGATGCCGGGGGGAGTGTCGACCTCGACGAACGCCTCGATCTTCGTGCCGTCGACGCTTGTGAGATCGATGTCGTTGTTCACGCCCTCGAACTCGTCGTGCGCCTCGACGATGATGTCGTCGCGCTCTTGCACGAGGAGCTGGCCGGTGACGGCCTTCCACCACTTGGTGTTGCCATCGATGGGCTCGAAGTTGCCCTGCTTCGTCCGGCCGGCGGTCATCTTCTGGATGCCGGAGAGCTCGCGGAGGGTTTTGCCTGCCTCCCACTCGGGATCGTAGCTCTGCATCGCGAAGTAAGAGATCGTCACCTCCACGGTGTGGAGGATCGGGTGGAGTTGCTCGATCTGCCGCGGCGTCAGCGGCGGCAGCACCCACGCCCATTCCCAGATCGACTCGTCCCGGTTGAACGATCGATTCTGCATCGCCCACGTGGCTTCGCTTCGGTAGAGGCAGAAGAGCGGGAAGACGAGCTGATCGGAGAGGAGGAAGGGGGTCGGCTCGAAGTGGAGGGTTTTCTCCACCGCCGATGGGAATCTGAGGTCCTCAAGCGCGGCCTGCGCGAGGAGGCGCGGACCAACGTAGGTGTTGAGGACCGACTCGAAGAGCTGAAGGGAGTAGTAGAGCGCTGGGTCAGCGTCCTTGAGCAGCGTGTTCGTCGTCGAGTCGGTGAGGGGATACTCGACACCGCCATGCTTGAAGCGGCCGACGACACCCATTGAGACCTCACCGGAAGGAGCGCTGCACGGCCCGCTCGAGCATGCTCGCGAGCTCCACACCCGCGTGCTCGGTTGCCCGCTGCAGGAAGTGCGTGCCCTTCGTGCCGGGATGCTGGACCGCGCGACGGAACCGGACCTCGCCAGCCTGCACGAAGCGGAGGACGTTGCCCTTCTTCGCCTCGATGCGGTGAGGCTTGGTCGGGTCCTCGACGAACTTCGCGTGCTTCGCGGTCGCCTGGATCTTCCATCCCCACGGACCGAACGGAACGCGTCCGATCGTGTCGCGGAGGTGCGGGCCCTTGCGATTCTCGTTCGGCCCGTCCTTGAAGAGCGTCGTCGTCTTCGCGGTCCGCACCGCGAGACCCGCCGCCTGTCCGAGCGATTGCCTCGCGTCGGCCTGGAGGAGCTCGGCGGCGCGGCGGAACCACGTCGCGAACGGTTGGGCATCGATCCGAATGTCGAACATCAGGTGAAGTCCGCCATGTCTGCCCAGCGCCCCTCATCCGGCAGATCCTCGGCCTCGCCATCCTCATCCGAGTCGGGGTTGAGGATCTCCGCCCCGGCCGTAGCGTGGGTGCCGGTCGAGGCGGGGACGCGTTGCGCTGAGGCGCAGTAGCGCTTCATCTGCTCGATCGCCTGCTCGTAGAACACCGTCCACGGCTGCTCGTTCATCGCCTTCACGACGTCCGGCCTGCGCCGAATCGTGTAGGCGATGCCGAAGTCGAGCGCGGCGAACTTCACCTCGTTCGGCACCGTCGAGAGCGGGAGGGTGATCTCCGAGCCGCCCGACGAGAGCACGTTGCGGAGGAAGGAGTCGCACTGAGCGCCGCCGTACGCGATGCAGGCGGCGATCGGTGCGGTGTCCACCTCGCCGTCGTGGTCGTCGTCATAGACGGCTTTCACGACGGCGATCGAGAGGGCGTTCTCGAGATCGGTTTGGGAGAAGTAGTCGGCCACCGCTCCCTCCAATTGTGATCAGTCGATCGGTTCGAGGCAGGAGATCTTCTTCGCCTCATCCTCGCGGAGCGTGAGCTCCTCGCCCGGCTGGTAGGTCTTGTCGTTGCGCTGGAGCGTGCCGTGCGCCCATACGCGGTAGCGGCGCGTGGCCGGACCGGCGGGTGCCGGCGGCGGCGGCGCTTTCGCTGCGGGCGCAGCCTTCGGCTCCGGCTTGGCCTCGGCCTTCGGCTCCTCCTTGGGCGGAGACGCCGGCTCGCTCGCGGGTGTTGCGCTCGGAGGAGGGGGGGGCGACTCGACGATCGTCTGGCGCCCCTCCGTCTCCGGTGCGGTGGCCTTCTTCGGGTTAGCCATCATTCACGCGCGATCAGGAGCTGATCGCGTCCGAGATGAGGTAGCCGCCGAACGAGGCCACGATCTTCGCGTCTTCCGACACGGCGTTCTTGATGTAGTAGCCGCCGCTCTTGCCCGCCGTCGCCTCGAACCACTCGGTCACGACCGGATCGGACTGCTTGCGGAAGCGCGCCGCGAACGCCGCCGTGCGCTTAGAGGGCGCGCGGGCGACGCGGATGACGCCGAAGTGGTTGCCCCAGATGCGCGAGTAGCTCGCCGTCTGGCCCTCGTTCGCCGTCTGCTTGCGTGCCTCGCCGATGAGGATCCCCGCGAGGCCCAGGTACCGCGCGATCGCCTCCGGCGTGAGGAGGCCTCCCGCCGTGTACTTGTGGACGTCGAGGAGGAGCGGGTGGCGCGCGAGACAGTTGAAGACGTCGAGGCTCGTGAAGCCCCACACGTCCGTCGCGCCCGGCCCGTTGAAGAGCGCGGCCTTGGCGTCCTGGATGTTCTTGATCGGGTTACCACCCGTGCTTGAGTTCCACTGGTTCGACCCGGAGAGGGTCGTCGTGTTGCCCGAGCCGTAGTTCCCGGCCGTGGTGAGGAGCTCCGCGTCGCGCACCTCGCGCTTGCGCGCCATGTGCTCGGCGAGCTCCATCGTGAGATCCGCGCGCTCGTTGAACGGAAGGTCCTGGTTCTCGAGCGTCTCGTTCGAGACGAAGTTCTCGAGGCCGTAGTCCTTGAGCTCGTAGCTCGCGCTCGTGCGGGTGGAGCTGATCTCGTTCGCCCGCGCCCTGTCGCTCGTGAGCACGTCGCTCGGCGCCTCGAACATCTCGCGCTGCGGATAGATCGCGTACTTGTCCGTCCGCTTCTGGACCGGCACCGCGAGGATGAGGCGCTCGCCGATGTACGAGTCGTTCGCGTACCCCTGCGAGAGGTTCGAGAGGAACTGGTCGGAGTGGACCTCGCCGTAGCTGACGCCCTTCACCTTGCAGAAGGACTCGTCGAGGCGCTTCCTCTTCGCGCTGTCCTCGAGCATCTCGAGGTACTTCTGGAGCATCGCGTCCCAGCGCTTGCCGCGTGCGGTGCGCTGGACGTTGGCGATGTCCTCGCCATTCGCGATCGGAGTGATCTTGTCGCCGATCTTGACCGCCGTGTGGTCGCCGACCTGGACGATCTCGAACTTCTTGGTCATGACGCTCGCGCCTTTCCTTTACGCCGCACCGGCGGCGAACGCGCCGAGACGCATCTCGACGAAGTCTCCATCGACTCCGCTCTCGAGGAACTGGCCGGCGATGTACTTCACCGTCGTTCCACCGCCGAGCGTCTGGTTCTCGAAGCCGTCCGTGCCGGCGATCGCGTACTCGCCGCGCGTCGCGGTGCCGGAGCACTTCACGCGCGCCGTTCCGCCGTCGAGCAGTTGCACCTCGACGCGGCTCGTGCCCGACGAGTTGCCGGTGACGGTCGCTTGCGCGATGCCGATCACCTTGCTGTTGGCCACCGCGACATCGACCTCGTCGGCCGCGGAGAGGTAGACGCCGACGCCCTTGACGATCGCGGCGCTCGCCTTGACCTTGTAGCCGGCGAACGTCGAGTTGCCGGGCTTCGCTCCCGAAGTAGACATGTTCGTGTTTCCTTTCGTGCCCGGTTCAGACGCTCTTCAGCTCGGCGACGAGATCGTCGTTCGAGGCCCCGTTGGTCTTGGGTGCCGGCACCACCTGCTCTTCGAGGCGCATCGGCTGGCGCTGCGCGATCATCTTGGTGAAGAGCTCAGGGTTCGACTTGCGGAGGTCGACGAAGAGCGGTTTCTCGTCCGCGGTGATCTTCTTGCCGACGAGGGCGTCGACTTCCTGCTCGATGGTCTTGGCGAGAAGCTCGTCGCGCTCCTTCACGGCCGCATCGCGCTCGTCGGCGAGCGTCTTGGTCTGCGACTTGAGCGCCGCGTTCTCGGTCTCGAGGGTCTTGACCTTCGGCTCGAGCTCGCGCAGCGCCTTCTCGGCGGCATCGGCGCGGCCGTTGGCAGCGCCCGCGTCGAGGGCGAGCTGGCTGTTCTTCGTGGTCAGCTCCTCGACCTTCGCGACGAGCTCCTTGTTGTCTTCGGACATCTTGGTCTCCGTTTTTGCGGGTGACGGTTGGTGTCCCGCCACCGGCGGGGACGCTTTCGTGGTGATGGCTGGGGCGGATGCAGTGCCGGCCTCGCGCTCGAGCGCCTTGGCCTTCGTCTTCGCGAGCGCTTCGGGGTTCGCGGGTACAGGGACCACGCTGATCTCTTTGAGGACGCAGTCGCTCCACACGAGGACCTCGCGCCCGTCGCGCATCTCGATCCGGTAGCTAGAAGGCACAAAGCCAACGGAGACGGCGCGCAGGATCCGAGCCTGGACCATCTTCCAGACCTGCTCGGCGAGCGGGTTCATGTCCTCGCTCGCGAACTTGATCCGGCACTCGAGCCGGTTGTTTCGCACCGCGACGTCGACGCAGGTGCCGATCGGCAGATCGCGCGAGTTGTGCGCGAAGAGCACGACCGGATTCGTCAGGTAGTCCTGCAGCTGCCAGGTCGACTGATCGACGATCTCGTCGTGCGCATCGATGGCGTCGGTGCTGGCGACGAAGTCCGCGGTGCGCCCCTGCGGATCGATCCCCTTGCACTCGAACGAGCGTGTGATCTCGGGGGGCGAATCGAGGCGCTTGGTCGTCGGATCGGGTTGTGCGCCGCGGATTACAACCGAACCATCGACGCCCAGCCGGACGTAGCCGCTACCTGCGTGCTGGATGGATACGCCATCGAGGATCGACGAGTTGACGATCGCGGCCGGGTTCGGGTTCTGTTGTGAGCCCAGCTTCTCGCCGATGCTGATGGGCGGCTGGATGTTGAGGAGAAGGCTCACTGCTTGTTCCTCTCCGCGATCGTGCGCACGCGGCGCGTGGTGATGTCGTCCTCGCCGAGCGCGGTGGTGACGACGAAGCCGTCAGTCGTCTTCCGCCGACGGTTTGGGCGCGGGCTTTTCATCGGGCTCCGCGTTCGGCTTGTCGCCTGTGCCTTGTCCATTCGGCTTGCCGTCTCCGTCTTCCTCATCGGTCTCGGCCATCGCGCCGAGCACCGCCTCGCCATCCTTCGGGACCGGCATGCCGACTTGCTCGTGCAGCCAGACCTCGGGGATGCGCGCTCCGGCCTTGCGGAGGTTCACCATCGACTCGCTGAACGACTTGAGATCGAGCGGGTCCTGGGTGACGAACTGGAAGGTGGGGATCGCGACCGACTCGCCGAAGTTGAGGCGAATCATCGGACCGATGAGATCGCGCGTGAGATCGGAGGCGATCTGCCTCGCGCGCGCCTCGCGCATGTCCTTGCGGATGGCGTCGTGAACCTTCGCCTGCGCGTAGCCGCTCGAGCTCGAGGCCTGCGTGGTCTCGGTCTGCCCGAGGACCGCCTTGCTCATCTCGTTGGCGAGGGAGTTGACGATCTCGGCGTGGGAGGACGCGCGCTGCGTGGCGCCGCCAGGCCACTCGACGGAGATGCTGGTGGAGTCGGGGATGACCGCGGAGAAGTCCGTCGTCAGACGGCGCATCACCGTCTCGAGATCCTCGCGATCCTCGCGGCTGGTTCCCGCGGCCTTCTTGTAGGTGCCGATTCGCCAGGGCTTCCAGCTCATCTCGCCGGTCTTCAGCCAGTCGCCGATCGACCAGTTGCGCATCGCGCTCATCCACACGAGCAGGCGACCGAGGCCCTCGCGCTGCGGGACGTCGCCCGTCACGCGCGGACGCGAGATGATGAACTTGTTGGGGTGGGTCGCCTGGAGATCGATCGCCTGGGCCCCATCGTCCTGCCAGACGAGCGCTCCGTCTTCGCGGCGGAAGCGGAAGCGTCGCGGGGCGACGAGGGCGAAGCGCTCGGGGACGAGCCTGGAGCCGTCCTTGCGCCAGATGATCTCGACGACCGCGAAGCCGTAGAAGATCGCGCCCGCGAGATCGGCGATGAGCCGATGCATGCCCGAGCAGCGGCGGAGGGTCTCCTCGACCCACGCGGCGGCGCGCTTGTCCTTGGCGCGCGGCTTCTCGGCGCCCGGCGCGATGTGCCATTCGAGGCCCGACTGCGACTCTTCCGAGACGCTGAGGACCGCATGCATGTGCGCGTCACGCTGACGGCACTCGTTCTCGAGATCGATGAGGCGGCGGATGTCGCCGCCATCGGCCTCGCGGATGATGCTGGTGATGCGCGAGGGGGTGAGGCCACCGCCGATGCGTCCCGCCTGGTTCCAGAGCGGCAGATCCTCGATGACCGTCGCGCGCGCGCTGGCGCGCCTCGTGGTCGCCTTGGTCTCGCCGATCGGATCGGCCTTGGGCGCCGAGGCGCTTGCGTTCGCCTTGCGCCGCTTCTGCATAAGAAGGCCCTCAGCAGTCCGAGCGCGGTCCCTCTTCCCAGACCACGTGCACATCGAGCGCAGCACCTGCGGCGCTGCCGACGTTCACGAGGAGGAGACCCATGCCCGTCATCCCCGTCGGCTCGACGGTGATGGGGGTGTCGTCCTCGGTCCAGAGACGGATGCGCGTGCCGGTCGCCGCACCGACGACCTCGCGGCGGAGATAGCCGTGGGCGCCGGTCGCGACGCCGGTGGGGTTCGTTCCCCATCCGATCTCGACCGAGCCCTGCACCGACGATTGATTGGGCACGCGAAGGGCGAGGCCCGTCGCGACGTTGCCGGCGCTTGCGGTGCCGACGGAGAACGAACGCTGGAGCCCGATCTCGGTCGCCACCGCCGTACGGGTGACGACCGTGATCTCGCGCACGGAGATGGGGCGCGTCGCTCCCGCGAGCATCTGGGCGTAGAGCGCGCCCGAGTTCGCGGCAGCGACACGGACGGACGCGGCGACCTTGATGCTCACGGTTCAGCTCCCGCCGCTCAGAGGCCCGGGTTCTTCAGGATGTTCGCGGCGACGAGCCACTGGCCGATGCCGGTGCCGAAGTTCGCGCCCTTCGCGTCGTGGCGGAAGGTGTCGCCGCCCTTCATCCAATCGCGCTTGTTCGCGTGCGAGTCCCACGTGCCCGAGGCGATCGGTGCCATGCGGAAGTCGACGCCCGTTCCGCACGCGGTGGCGGAGAACTGGTGGTTGACGTGGGTGGCGACGCACGAGCCGGCGAAGTTCGCCGCGCCGGTGTGGCCCGGGTGATTCGTGGAGGAGAGGCCGACCATGCAGTTCGACGCGCCGGTGAAGATGCGCGTGACCTTGAGGCCGAACTCGAGGGGCTGGATGATCGATCCGCTCGGGACCGTGAGGAGCACGGTGGCGTCCGGCGTCGTCGCGTAGAACGGCAGCGCGAGGAGGGCGGCGCCCGGGGCGCGCATCCAGCGGCCCGTCGAGGGCGCGTCGTCGGGGTTGACCGCGAGGACGTCGTCGCCGGAGCACGTCGCATCCGGCTCCCACTGCCAGAGGGTGTTGTCGGCGAGGACGTGGCAGAGCTGTCCCTCGACGCGGCGGTCGGCGGGCGTCTGCTTGAGGACCGTGAGGGTCGCGACCTTCTCGGCAATGCGCTCGGACACTTCGCGCGCGGCACGGTCGCCGTAGAGCAGCCTCATCGTGGAACCTCTCTTCGTCTCTGGGTGGTTGGTTGAGGCCGGTCGGCTAGCCTCGGCGCTGCGCGCGGATCGCGCAGGGAAACGTGGACGGGTCGGTCAGCCGAAGCCGCGCTCGTCGCTCTCCCATCGGGAGCCGGTTCCGGCCACGTTGCGCGGCCGATCGTCGGAGCGGACGGCGTACACGACGAGCGCCACGGCATCGGCGCGATCGGGGCTGCGCTGGATGCGCTTCTTGATCTTGTCCTTCGGCTCGACGATGAATCGCCGACGCGCATCGAAGGAGTAGGTGGGCGCGAGGAGCTCGACGTCGAGCTTCTTGTCCGGCGGCAGTTCGCCGCCGTCCTTCAGATATTGCGCGACGCCGAAGTGAAGCTGCGCGCGAAGGTTCGCGTACTGCTCCTCGTCGTCCGACTTGCACGCGGCGTTGACCTCGACGACGATCACCTCGTCGGAGTGATGCGTGCGTAGGATGTCCGCCGGGCCGGCGCCGTAGCCGCCCGCCGCATCGATCTTCACGATCGGGCGCTCGTCCGGGTCGCGCCTCAACCGGCGCACGACCTCCAGGATCTTCCCCGCAACCTGATTGCCGTCGTATCCGTGCACCGTTTCAAGCGGGAAGATTCGCGGTCCGCGCCTTGGCGCAATCGCCGTGTCGTCGTCGCCGAAGCGCGCGACGTCCACGCCGAACTCGAGCGGCTCGGTGCGCGCCACCTCGGCGTTTTTCGTCCACCGCTTGTGCGAGTCCGACAGCGCCGCGAGACCTACGATCGTGTTGGTCGTTGCGCCGTAGAAGTTGCCGAGGACTCGGTTCTGATACCAGGCCGACTCGACCCCATACTTCTCGCGCTGCATGTCCCGCCATTCGGCGGTGGCGAGGCCTGGGATCGGCTCCTCGGCACCGCTGATGTTCGGCGAGTCCTCCGACGATTCGTGGAGGGTCTCCCAGAATTCCGCATGGGAGTGGAACGCCTCGTAGAACCAGCCGACATTCTCGATTGGGTTCGAGGCCGCAAGGATCCGACCGCCACCACCCGTGTTGCCTTCGAACGCTTCGAAGACCGGATCGGGAACGCCGCTTCCCTCGTCCACGAGGAACAGCATCTCGGGGCCCGAAATGCCTTGGGTTGCATTCGGGTCGTCTGCGGCCCAGCCAACGATTTCGCGGCCGTCGGGCCACTGCATCCCGGTGCTCGGAAGGAGGGCAGGGGCGACGCCTAGGACGTCGGAGATCGTTCGGCCGTCAGGGCGACGGAGGTAGACGATTCGCCGAAGTTCCTTCCACAGAACGTCGCGAACCTGCCGATTGACTGGCGCGGTGAAGATGACGCGCCCGCGCGGGCGGCTCGCCGCCCACCAAAGGGCCGCGATGACGAACGCCGAGCTCTTGCCCGTCTTCTGCCCACTGCGAATCGCTACGCGGTTCGATCGCGCAATCGCAGTGAGGATCCGCCGCTGCGCGCGGCAGAGTCGGAGGCAGAGGACCTCAAGCGCGAAGCGAACCGGCTCGTGCGCGTACTCGGCGAAGAGCGGAGCCTCTTTGCCCGACGCCTTCGCTTGAGCCTGCGCCTCTTCACGCGTCATCCGCGTTGGCTTCGGGGGTGCCAGACGATCCGCCTTGAGCTTCTGCAGCCGGCGGACCTTGCTGACGATCGCTGTGGCCGACACCGAGAGCCTCCGATGCGAGATCGAGATCGCCCGCGGCCTTGAGCGCGTTGATCACGTGCTCGAAGTCCTCGCGCGTGGCGTCGTCCACCATCGACTCGAGCTTCGCGAGTGTCTTGCGGAGGAACCTTGCGCGCGCAAAGTGCCACCCGTGCTCCGCTTCTCGGCCCAGTTCGCGGACACGTGCGGACAGTTCGGTGTCGCGCTTGGCGCGTGCGCGATACCTTTGAATCGTCTTTTCGGAGACTTGGTGCCTGTCCGCAGATGTCTTGTCGCCAAGCGTGATCGCATCGACGAGGATCTGCGCGGCGCGCTCGCGATCGAACCTGAGCTTCTTCGACTTGCTCACGGGCCGACTCGTTCGGGCTCCATCTCGCTACCCTTCGCCCAGGCGTAGTCGTCGTGATCGAGGTGAATCAGGTAGGGGTGCCGCTTGTAGGGATCGATCGCGAGGATCCGGCCGGCGAAGGCCTGCCCCGCGCGACGCAGGCGGACCCGCTGGTACATCGTGTACGTCTTCGGCGGCGAGGACACGGACGAAGTTTCGCGCACTTGCGTCACACCACCACTGGTTTTGCGTACAGTGTCATGCCGGGCGGCGTACGAGCGCTGGGTGATTGCGGCGCCTAAACGCCTCGCTGGCGCGTTTCCGTTCCGACCGCCCTTCGGGGATGTCCGGACCACTGAACGCCTCGGCAGTGCCCGCTGTCGCGCGACGCCGCGCCCCCGGGGAGGGGAGGGAGGGGAGGAGAAGCGGGAGCGCGGCGTCTCGGACGGGGACAGCGCCGCACGCCTGCGCGCGACGCTCTCACCTATGGGCGCGCTATCGGGGGAAAAGCGCCCATCGTGCCCCTCACTTTCGCACTTTGGCCGTGTTGTGGTCGGCGATCGCGGTCCGACGAGGCCTATCCGGCCTTGCGTCGCTGCTCGATCCTCGCGAGCCGGCGCTCGATCTCGCTCACGCGGATCGCTTCCCGATCGATGCGCCGATGGGCATCGGCGATGTCGTGCTCGACGCCCTCCATGCGCCGGTAGAGCGCGAGGTCTCGACCGGGTGGGAGCCATTGGTGGATGACGGCCATGGTGGTGTAGAGCGCGCCGTCGGTGCCGACGAAGACGCGGAGCGGTCCGCCGTCGGCTTGCTCGGCCGCCCAGCGCTTGAGCATTCGCGCGCCCCACTTCTTGGTTTTGCCGAACAGCCAGCCGAATCGCGTGGGGCCGACGACGAGGCTCTTGTCGTTGGGTCGGGGCGCGCCGGGCTTCGGTTGCTTCGCGCTCATGGCCACCAGAACTCCACCCAGACCCAACCCTTCGCCCCACGATAGGTCTGACCACGTGCGCGGCCACCACTCTTCGTGCGAAAGACCGCGCTGATCATGTCCGGCCCCGTCTTGCGCCGCATGCGTCCATGCGTGCGGTGGAACTCGGCTAGAGCCTTCTCGTAGGCGGCGAGTGCCGCCTCCCACTCCTCGTCGGTGAGCTCGCGCCAAGCAATCGGCCACTCATCGCCGTCGCCGTCGTTCGCCCACTCGGTCGGCACCTTGCGATCGGGGTAGCGCGGGCCGAGCCACGAGAACTCCTCCCACTGCGGACGGACCTCGATCTCTTCAAGGGCGACGAACGCCGTCCCGTCCGCATCCTCCGACGCCGCAGGCCACGGAACATCGAGAGCCTTGAGCCACCGTTTCGTATCGGCCTCGCTGATCAGCTTCGCGCCCATGACGCCTCGAACGCCCGCGACGCCTCGGTCAGCATGCGGTTGGCCTCGATCTTCACCGCCACGAGGAAGGCATCGATCGCTGCGCCGTGCAGGCGCTTTCGCTCCGCGCGCGCTTCGCGACGTCGCTCGAGCTCGACGCGACTCTCGCCGGGACCCTGCTCCGGTTGTGGCTCGGTGAACGGGGCGAGGGCGGCGCGGATGGCATCGCCCGAGCTGATGACGCGATCGGCCCACGCATGCGCCGTTCGGCGGCGGTTGAGATCGTAGACCGTTGCGATCTTCTCGTCGGTGAGGCCCGCCTTCGTGTCGACGCCCTCGACACACGCCACGCGGAAGGCATCGGCCACCTCGCTGTGGTGCGCGAGGGCCGCGAGGAAGCTTCCCTCGCTGTGCCGGGCACGCGCCGGCACGTGCTCGCGACGCGATCGCTTCGAGGCCTCCTCCCGCACGAGCTTCTGCCGGTAGACCTCCACCGCGTCGGTGTAGCGGGCGAGCGGCGCGAGCTCCTTGCCAAGCGTGCGCAGCGTGTCGCTCGTCAGGGTGAGCAGAAACGGATCGGGCGGGCCGTAGACGATGTGAAGGGTCGCGAGGTGCGTCTTCCCTTGGGGGCTCTCGCGCAGACCGGCAAGGGCACGAGCGGCGCGGCGGCGATCCTCGTGACGTCGCGAGGCGCGCCACTCCGGAGGATCCTGATCCGGATCGCACCGCGTCCCCGTCTTGCCGAGCCAGCGCTCGAGGGCGAGGAGGTGTTGGCCGCCCCCGATGAGCGTCTCCCAGCCGTTGCGCTGCAGGTGATCGAAGGCCTCGCGAAAGCGGTAGCCCTTATGCAGGAGCGAGCCGAGTTCGTTGAGATACTCGTCCCACACGTCCGCGATCACGTCGGTGTGCGCGGTGGAGGCCGCGTCCCGGTACTCGCTCGGCATCCGTCCGCCGCGCTCGGCATGCCAGAAGTGATCGGCGGCGCTCGCGTACGCCTGTGCGACCTGCGGCTCGGCCGAGATGCTCTTGAGGCCCGCGTCGCCTGCCTCGACGCCCCACGCGATGTCGGAGATGGCGTCGATGAGGCGTTGCTCGAGGCGGCGCGGTCGCGGCTCGGCGGTCGCGGCGTACGTCTCGGTCCCCGGATCGCGGATGCCGTTCGCCATCCACGAAGCCACCCCCGTCGCCATCGCCATCATGAGCCGGTCTCCTCGAGAAACGCGAACGCCAGTTGATTGGCGAGAGGAAGCTCGCGCGATTGCCGCCATCCTTCCCGCTCTCGCCTCCTCGCAAGGAAGGCGGCATAGAGATCCGGGTTCTCGCGGATGCGCGCGTACTGCTCGTGCCACTTCTCGCGCCGACGCGCGAGAAGTGCTTCGTGAAGGATCTTGTCCTCGCGGATCCGCCGGTAGGCGAGTCGTGCGGAGGCGAACTGGACCGCGCGGTGGACGTGGCAGTAGCTGAGCTGCGTGCCGTCCCGCCGGAGGAGCGCCGGCCGGGTGCAGTAGCGGCAGAGGCCGCGCTCGATCTGCCGGAGTCGCCACGCGAGGGGGCTCTGCCCGACGTGACCGCCGTAGTCGTAGGCGATCGCTTCGCGCCAAGGCTCGCAGCTTCCGTACCCCGAGGCCTCCTCGAACTCTTCGAGGATCTCGCGCGCGAGATCGCGCGGCTCCTCCCGCTCTTCTACGAGGCTGAGATGCTTTGCCCGATCGGAGCGACCCGCGCTCCGCGCCCACATCGTCGAGTCCGCCGCCATGTTTCTCCTCCGCCGTGTGCCGTGCACGCAACGCGAACGAGTCCAGCTCGTGCGCGATGTGCTAGGTTTCCGTCGCGAGGAAGGGCGTGGGTGCTCGGACTCGGTAGCCTCGGCGAGGGTAGCGACCTTGCCGGGGCTTTCGGCTCTTCGTGCCCGGGGGACGTTGCGGGGGCGTCTCGGGCGCTGATCCTAACTTGCGGGATCGGTCGGAGATTGTCGAGATCGATCCGCGCCCACTCAGTAGCCCCAGCCGTCGGTGACGGTGCGCGTGCGCTCGCGGAGCGGACGCGAGAGGCGGCCGATGCGATAGCGCGCGTCGAGGCCGAGGCCTTTGCCATGCCGCACCTCGCGCATCGCCTCGTCGGTTGCATCGCGCGGATCCCGCAACCCGCACCACATGTTTGCGATGCGAGGATGCGCGAACACCTCGCGCGTGCGCTCGTCGATCCAGAGCGACCAAAACACCGGCGGCACCGTGCGCGGATCGTCCTCGTCCATCCGGTACATCAGATCGTAGACGTGCCCGTTCGGCAGCCGGGCCACCACGATCTCGCACGACCATCGGCTGGTGCGCGTGGGCCCCTCGAACGCCGTCTCGCTTGGCCACTTGGCGGCCGGCTTCTCCCATGACGCAAAGAGGCGCTCCGCTTCCGCGCGCGCCTCCCCGTCGAGCTCGGTGATGTCGATCATTCACTTCCCTCGTACGCAATAGGTCGGACAAGTGGACGCGGAACGGGTCGGTTTCAGTGATAACCATTCCGCAGCGGCCCGACCGGGGGAGAGGGCGGGAGTTGCACCCGCGACCACCGGCTCCCTAAGCGATAACCCTTCTCGTCGGCCCGTTGCCGGGCAAGGGGTGAGGAGGGAATTACGGCGCTCTGCTACTGAGCTACCTCTCCCAAACGCTCGGACAAGGGGGCGATGGACCGTGGCTGCTTTCCTAAAGATAGAGAACAGTCCGTCAGCGGCCCGAGCATCTGCAATCTACACCCTGAGCGATCTGGAGTCGAGTCCACTTCGCTCAGATCTCGCCGCGCGCTCGTGCGGACAGAATCCATAGAAGCCTCGCGCGAGGTTGCAGTTGTGGCAGAGCAGCCTGATCCCGTCGATCTGCCCGCGAGCGACGAGCTTCACTAGCACCTTCCCACTGATAACTTTTCTTTGTGCGGTGCCTCCTCCGTTGATGTGATCGAGGGCGAGAAACTCGTGTGTGGACTCGCCGCAGCACTCGCAGGCCCCGCCCAGACGACGAATCGCGGTCTCTCGACAGCTCCTGAATCGGCGGTTCTCCTTTACCAGCTTGCACGGTCGACAGTATGACTGCAGCTTGCCCGCCTTCGTGAGACCGTGGAACTCCGCCATCGGCCGCATCGCTTGACATGCCGGGCACCATTTCTCCGCGGGTGGAGGTTCGGGCGGCGGAAGAGGCGTCGTCATGTCGGGCTCGACATGCGCCCACGACACGCGGTGCACCAGGTTCCAGACGTTCTGTCTCTCTATCCCGAGCAACGCGCCAATCCTGCGCTGCGGCACGCCCCGCGCGTGCCACCCAAGGGCCTTGGCTACAACAGCCTCTTCCAACGCCGTATTGTTATTACGGCTGCCGCGCTGATTGCGCGCCACTCAGATCTCGCCCCTGGCGAACTGACTCATCAGACTCGGCGCGTGGCTATCGAAACCGACCACGTCGAGCATCCCCGGATCGCTGGGGTCGGCGATCGTGAAGTTGTTCGCGACGAACCCCGCGACGATGAGCTTCGCATCGCGCCGTCCGCTCTTCGCACGGAAGGCCTTGAGCGCCTGGAACGGATGCACGGTGCCGAACCAGGTTTCACAATCGGTGAACACCGCAAACACGTCCACCGGAATGTTCTCGCCCGCCGCGTAGAGCATCGGCAGCGAGCAGTCCGTTCCGCCCATCGGGATCCGCTGCATCTTGGTGACGACGTCGGAGAGTCGCTCGGTCGGCGAGATCGGGATCTCGACGAGCCGATGCGAGAACCCGACGACGCCCCAGCTCTCCTCGACGCGCGCCGTCACCATCGCCATCGCCGCCGCCGCGACGCGCGGGGTGATGCCGGGCGCTCCGGCGATGTTCCCACCGTCCATCGAGCCCGAGACGTCGATGCCGAGGGGGGTGTTCTTTCCCGTCGGCCTCACGCTCTTGAACGCCGCATAGAATCCTGCGTCGAGCGCATCGCCGATCTCGCGTGTCGGCTGCCACGTGAGCTTGCCCTTGTCGCCGCGGCCCTGACGGTAGATCCCTTGCGCGAGGAGGAACTGCATCGGATGGACGCGTCCCTTTCGGATCGCCTCCTCGCTCGTCAGCGTCTTGACGACGCGCTTGGTCGTCTCACCCATCGGGCCGAGAAGGCCGATGGCGGTCATCTTGCCGAGGTTGCGAATGAGCGCGGTGATCCCCATGTGCGGGAGGAGGGCCTCCCAGACCTTCGGATCGTTCAGCCACTGCGTCGGCACGGCCTCGCGCGGGATCTGGTGCTCGGTGATGAGCCGCGCGACCTCCTTCGCGTCCGTCGCGGCCAGCACCTCCGCGTAGGCGAGAAGCAGCGGGTGGAGATCGGCGCGCGCGATGGGCTTTCCGCGCTTGCGCTCGGCCTCGAGCCCCTCGAGTCCGACGGTCATCCACCGGAAGATCGCTTCCTGTCCCGGCGTCTTCGCCTTTGGATGCGCGAGGCGAAGGAGATCGCGGTGCGCCCATCCGTCGCGCTGCTGGTACTTGAGCGCCTGCATCGCGAGCTCGTCGTCGCGGCGGTCGGTGTACCAGCGTGCGATCGCCGAGCGGAGGCCGCGGCCCCAGCCCCGGAAGCTCCTGGAGACGTCGGCGGCGAAGTGGAAGAGATGCGTGCCGATGCGGCAGACCTTCGGGAGCGCCTCGAGCGCCGCCTTGCGCGTCGCCGGATCCTTGGCGCCGGCCGCCATCGCGAGGGCGAAGATCGCCGGATCGTTCTTGGGTGCGCGCCCCCCATCGCTGATCTCGACGATGCGCCGCACGACGCGCGGCCCGTCCTCGGCGAGGCACGACTCGATCGCCTTGGCGTTGTCCTTCACGACGGCGCGCTCGGAGGCGTAGTAGGTCGGCCCGATTTGCCCGAGGATCAGGAAACGATCGAGCTGCTTCCAGGGCCCGACCTCGAACACGAAGCCGCCTGCGTTGTTCACCACCTGATCGCGACGCGCCTGCTCGTTCTGCGGCGTGCGCGAGGGATTCACCATCTCTCCGTAATGCGTCATACACCCGTCTCCTCTCCTGCCTCCCGGTGAGGCTCGCATTCGTAACCACCCTCACCACACCTCGCAAACCCGTCTCATCCCCCGCTCGCTCGTGCCCGGATCGATTCGATCTCCGCGTTCGCCCGCGCGATCGTCCTTTCCGCCTCCTCGAGACGTCGCCTCGCCTCGCGCCTCTCGTTCTCGGCCTTCTCGGTCGCCTTCTTCAGCTTCGCCGCCGCGACGCGATCCTCCTCGCTCAGGACCTTCGCGTCGGTAAGCGACATCGTGAAGGCGACGATGACCGGGGGCTCGCGCTCGGGATACGCGTTCGCCCAGTAGGTGACGCGGGATCGTGCTTGCGCGAGCTTCGTGTAGAGCTTCGCGTCCTGCACCTTCGCGACCCAGCTCTTGCCTCCGCCGCCGTAGCCGACGGATCGGAACCACTCGCCTTCGCGGTTGCGAACCGCGTAGACCGTCAGCACTTCGCGCAGGCGCTCCTCCTCCTCGAGCAGCGTGTGCCGCTCGCATGTGGGTTGGTTGGGGATGGTGTCGAGCTTGCACCCGGCGAAGATGCACGCGCGGAAGACATTCATCGCACGCCTGCCTTTCGGAGAGCTGTATCGATTGCTGGCCTCAGCGCGTTCATTCCCGCCAGAAAATCATCCTCGGTGTACGCGTGATCCATCTGCTGGATGACTTCGAGCAGCACGCGCGCGAGGTCTGGCGCTGCTGCCGCGAGCTTCGCGCGAGCCACCTGCGCGGCCGACAGCGGTTCATGCGGTCGGTTGATCGGTTCGAATACGGCGATGCGTACGTCCTCGGTGTGAAGCACGCCATCCCCGGGCGCCCACTCTTCCTCCCACACGCGACTCATCGTCGTCTCCTTGCATTGTCGCGCACCATCTTGAGTCGGTGGCACTCGCGACATCGTCGCCAGCCGCGCCGCCTGTCTACAAGCGCGTCGGCCAGCGTGTGGCCGCGTGGACAGTGCGTCTTCGCTGCATTGTATCGCTGCACGCGTCCCTTGCGGACGGCGTCCTGCATGTTGTCCTTGCGCGTACCAACGAACAAATGGTCTGGGCGGACGCACCGCCTGTTGTCGCAATGGTGGCAGACATCCAGTCCAGGCGGGATCGCACCGAACGTCGCCAGGTACGCCATGCGGTGCGCGCGCTGCGGAGAATTACGACCGTCGACCGTCATGTCGAACGCGCCGTAGCCGTTCCAAGCTACGCGCCCTTGCCACTCCCAGCAGGCGTCTGCACGGCGATCTACCTTTCGCCAGAAACGCTCCTCCCACGGCTTCATTCGCTCTTCCCCCGCCGCGCCACCACATCGACCAGCTGTCGATAGAGCTCCGGTCGCGTCGCCTTGATCGTCCAGATGAGTTGGCTCGCCGTCATCGACCTCCAATAATCATAGACGTACATCCCCTCGACGTTGACGACCGCGTGGACGATCTCTCCCTCGGCCTTGAGATCGGTCGCGTCGCTGCCAACGCCGCCTGCGTACCATCGGCCATTGCTCATGGAGGCTTGCGGATAACGCTCGCGCGTCGCCTTCATCGCCGCGAGCAGGCGGGCCTCGTCTTCGATCCCCTCCTCGATCGAGTAGCTCATCGCGGCTCCTTCGAGTATTGCGCCGCCCACGCGATGGCCCAGTCGCGGAACGCCGCGCCGATGCGCTCGACGTCGCTCGTCTCCTCGCCGCGGACCCAGATGCGCCCGCCACTCGTGCGAAGGATGGGCTCGTGGTCGGGACCCGATAGGTGATAGGTGGGGTCGTCGGGGATCAGGAGGGTCATGGGGTCGTCGGGGATCACGAGGGTCATGAGCTCGCCGTCGTCCCACCACTTTCCGTCCAGCTTGTCCTTCATCGCTTCTTCTCCGGCGTCGTCAGTCGGTTGTCTTTCAATCTGCCGCGCGCGCACTCGAGCAGCATCGGCACATTCACGGCCGCCCGCCGCCGATCGAGCTCCGCGGCGTGGATATCGGCAATGGCTCGCGAGATGAGTGCATAGGCGTCGTCGCAGACCGACCGCACGTGCGCCATCTCGACGAGTTCGTGCTCGCCGGGACAGTTCTCGTCGTCGCCGCAGAGCGGACAGTCGCTCATCGCTTCGGCCTCTTCTCGATCCCGCCATGCGCCCGATACGTCTCGAGCCATCGATCGATGTACACCGTCATCGGCTCGGTCTCCGAGAGCGCATCGATCGCGGCGTCCGCCGCCTCGCGCGCCTTCTTCGTCGGGAACCGCTGCTCCACGCTCCATGGCTTCTTCATCGCTCGACCTCCGAGCGCACCAGTTCAAGGTACACGCCGCACGGAAGCTGGTCGGCAACCTCCTGCTCTACGAGGAGGAGCTCCCTGACCGATGCTTTGCTGCTCACTCGCGCGCGAATGTGACCGGGCGATGCGGCCTCGACTTTGACCTCGGCGCGCGGATGGCCGCGCTCCCACAGAACGGCACGCACGAGGCTCTCCACCCCGCCCTTGCTGCTCGGACCGATCGGGATCCGAATCGCCTGATAGCACCGCTCGCGCAGCTCCTCGTTCGTCTCGCCACGAAGCCGGCGCAGGCCGAATTGCGCCGCGAATCTCTCGGTCGTCCGACGTGCTTCCCGCCGATCATTCCATGCGCGTAGTCCAATACCGAGGAGCGACCCGAGCGCCGCCACGAACAAGACTGCCAGCGCGATGCGCAGCATCACCACCCACGGACTCATAGGCCGATCCCTTTCCGGCGCGTCTTCTGGTTCCGCGCGATGTCCTCTCGCAACGCGAGCGCCGCCTCCGCTGGATCACGCGCCGCGTGCTCGACGGAGATCCCCAGGTGACGCGCTTGGTCGACGCAGTTGCGTGTTCCCCTCTCGCCAGGGAAGGCCACGACGATGTCGGGCCGCTTCACCAGCATCTCGCGGTTTCGAATCGCGCCCGCGACGATGCCGTATCGCCCCCACCGCGCCGGCATGCGCTCGCACGGAACGCCGCGCGCGTGCGCCCACTCGTCGGCCCAGCGATCGGCTCCGGTCATCGGCCGGTCGCTGTTGTCCTTGTCGCGATCCCATCCGCATGCGCCGTGGATGAGGAGGGTGATCGGCGTCTCTCGCTGGATGCGATCGAGCACGATGCGCACGAACTCGCGATCGTTGTAGTTGCGACCGCCGCAGACGAGGACCTTCACAACTCGCCGCCTTTCGCATCAGAGCCAGCCACGTCGGCGGACGGCGGCATCCACGAAGCGTTTCCAGTCGAGCCATTCACATAGGATGCTCCCATCTCGCGGACATCGAACGTTGCAGCCGGAGAAGCCTGGCTCAACACGGAACTCGCGCTGACACTGAGTGCATCGAAACGACCCCTCTTCCTCATCGAGCATCCCCATCGATGTTGTCTCTCGCCTGTTTCGCATCGTGCGCATCTCCCTCGATGCGTCGCCGCACTGGCGCGCGCTGATCCTTCGCGGTGTTGCGCTTCCACTTCTTGTGCGGCTTGCAGACTCCGCACTTCGCGCCACCTCCGCAGCCGTGGTTCTTGGTTCGGCTCATTCGTCGTTGCCCGCTTCCAGCGCCGCCCTCACCCGCTGCGCATCGTCCGCCGTCGGGCAGAGCGCGATGACGCGCGAGCCGTGATAGACGGGCCAGTACGACGAGGCTGGCCCAGTGCGGTAGCGCGGCGTTCGAGGCGCGAGTGCGCTGTAGAGCGGTCGCCAGTCGAGCGGCTTCGACACTCCGCGCTCGTACTCGCCAAGTCGTACCGCCGAGATCCCCAGCTTCGCCGCGACCTCTCGAAGGGAGAGATTCGCGTCGACACGCGCGCGTCGGAACGCCTGCCCCTTGTGCTCAGTCATCGCTATGTCCCTCCGGCTGCATTGCACCCAACCGCTTAGCGGCGAAGAGGACCGTCATGTAGGCCGCCAGTACCGTGAAGTACCGGAGCGGCGAGAGCGGCCAGGCCGCTACGCAGAGGCCGACGTACGCGATGGCGATGGCGAACCTCATCGTCCACCGTCGTCGCGCTGATACTCGTTGACGTAGTCGGCCATCGTCATGGCGTTGCCTCCGTGGTGCTGCGCTCAATCGCCGGCCGCTCGCCGATCGCCCGCTGGAGCGCGGCGATCACCCATCGGGCACCCTTCTCGTTCATCGCGACGGAATGCGTGTACGACGCTCCGTTGCCCGCCGGCTCGCTGAATCGGAGCCGCACCCTTCCGTCGCTGCCCATCGTCACCTCGATCGGTGCGAACGAGGACTCTTGCTCAGACTCAGCCATGCTCATCTCCTGATCCGGCAGGCACGATCGGCAGTAGCGCCAGCGCCGATACGCTTGTTCGCAATGCGAGCACGAGACGGCGGACTCACTCATCGCGGTGCTCCTCGACCGGCGCAAAGGTCGGGCTCTCTCCCCGCGGACATCCGCACGCCGCCCTCATGACGAACCATGGGCGCGCACGGATCGCCTCGCCGCACTTCACACAGTGCTCGTAGGCATCTGGCGTGACATCCGCGGGCACCGGCTTAGGCGCCCACGCGAGGCGCCGCTCACGCATCGCCAGCCGCACGTCGTCCACGATGCGCCAGTCGGCCTCCTCCGCGGCGGCGTCGAGGCGCGCGAGCCACTGTGCGATGAGCGCCTCGGAGTTCGCGTCAGCGGACATCGCTCTCCTCCATCCGCGCGAGCGCCGGATCGATCCGATGCATCCGCGCCCGCGCCTCCAGCATCTCCGTCTTTTCCGTCGGCTCCTCGTAGCCCGCGGTGTCGTAGTGAATGTGCGGGATGAGAAGCGCGAGCTTGTGGCACTCGACGATCACCCGCGCGCGCTGCTCGACGTCGGCGGCCCCGCAGAAGTGGGGGCGACCGAGCGCCATCTCGCTGCATCCGTCCCATTTCACGAAGCCGGTGATCTCGGGGCCGGCTTTCTCGATGTCGTCGGTCTCGTCGGTCTCGTTACCGGATCGCTTGCCCTTCTTGCGGAACCACCTCCGACCTTCCACCGGGGACATCTCCACCCCGATCACTTCGTACGCCCAGAAATCGAGCCACGTGTCGGTGTACTCGTAGCGGAGACACCAACCCTGTCCGATGTCGAGCCAGCGCTCGCCCTTGATCTTTTGCTCCTTCGTCATGGCGTCGACTCCTCGATCGCCTGCACCAGCTTCCCCTTCACCCACTTCACCTGCTCGACCGACGCATCTCGCGGCCCCTCATCCGGCACCTCTTCCGCGCTCGTCTCGTGCACCGAGATCAGGACGTGGGTATTGCCTCGCGAGGTCTTTCGGACGAGGGCTTCGCGGCGGCAGAGCGCGGGGGTGTCGTCCACGAGCACGCCCTGCTTCACCATCACATCGATCGGGAACTTCCCGCCGATCGTGTCCGCCGACGCCGTGTCATCGATGCGATTCGGCTGCACCGTGAATCGGACCACGCGGACCCAGCGCTGCGTCTTGTCGCCGTGGACGAGCGCGTCCGGCGTCGTCTCGATGATTCTGCGGAGGCGGTCGGTGAGCTCCTCCTTGATCTTTCCGAGCATCCATCGTCGTCTCGTCTTGTGCCCGCCGATCTCGTTCATCGTCGGCGCGAGCGCGGCTGGGATCCGCCACTCGAGAACCTTCTTTCCTCTCTCCACGCGAGTCGCGGCGATCGCTTGCTGCTCGCGGCAGGTGTCGAGCAACGCGTTCACCTCCACGATGTCCTCGGGCGAGCGGACGGGATTGCCGGGAGGGAGCAGCCGCGAGAGGTTCGCGTACGCCTTGCGCCAGAAGTCTTTCGGGAGGGGGGTCATCGCGGCTTCCTCCGGCCCTTCTTCCGTGGCACTCGCAGCGCGACCGGCACCGCGAAGGGGATCGGTCGCATGCCGTGATGCTTCTCGTAGGCGCGCACCGCGTCTTCAAGATCGCCAACCCGCTTGATCGTCTCGTCGAAGTTCGACGCCGTAGGCTCGGCGTCGCGAAGGGCGGCCCACCGGCGTGCGGCCTTCACCAGGCGCTCGGTCACGGTGATGTTGGGATCACGCGCCATCCGTTCCCCCTCGCTGCGCCGCCGGCTTCGTAGCCGGCTTGAACCGAATGACGCGCACATCCTTGTGCCCCGCGTCTTTCCACCAGCGAGCGATCGCGCGCGCATCACACCGCAGCGTCCGCCACGCGTTGATGCGATCGTTGGCGAGGAAGCCGTCTATGCCGACGTACATCCTGCCGACGCGGACTGCCCACGAGCCGCACCGTCCGCACGAGCACCAGCAGGCGTATTCGTGAAGCGGCCTCACCAGAGATCCTCCGAAAAGAGCATTCCTGCCCGGATGTCGTCCTCGTCCTTCACCTGCTTCAGCGCGAGGGCCCGAGCGAGGGCGGCCTTCCGATCGAGGTAGACGCCGTTCGCGTCGAGGAAGCCCTGATCGCCGCGCGACTCACTGCAGTCGACGAACTTCGTTCCGGTGAGGTCGCATACGAGGCGGATGATGTTGTGGTGCCGGAACGGCTTCGGCAGCGACCAGACGACGCCGTCGACGCGGATCGCGACGTGTGTGATCGGGGCGAGCGGGATCGCCATCGATCGGCGCCGATACCCCTCGAGCTCGTCGAGCGCGCGCAGCAGAATGATGTCGTCATCGTCCCTGTTCACCGGGATCTCGAAGTGCGGGCGGATGCGCTCGCCCGTCTCGCGATCGAGGTTGCCGAATGCCACGTTCGTCAGACGGCGCTGAGCCTCGCGCGCCTTTTCCAGGTCGACCGGCTCTCGCCATTGCTCTGGGAGCACGTCCTTCGTCTTCGCAAACGACTCCCGGATCAGTCCCTTGTTCGGGATGAACGGGCCGCGAGCAACGATGACCGGCTCGTCGTACAGCCTCGGCGCATTGTCATCCCCTGACGCCCGCCTCTCTTCCTCCTCCAAGTCGATACCCTCCTCCGCCGCCGCAACCGCAACGTCCGCGAGCGCGCTGACGACCCTCTCCGCCATGGCCGCAAGCTCCGGCGAGATGCGCGTCAGCCGCGCCTTCGCTTCGAGCATCTCGCGCAACCTCTTCGCATCCTCCCGATCCTCATCGGTCATCTCGGGAGGCGGCCACGGACTGCACGCCTGCGGTTCGTCGAGATCGGTCACCGCGCTATCGGCGTCGGCCGAGGCCCGAGCGCTTTGCTCCTTCGTGCGTTGGACGGCCCACGCCCATGCCTCGCCGTCTACCTGGACGCCCTTCGCATCGCCGGGGTGTTCCCGGACAGTGTCTGGGTACGCGCAGGGATCAACACCCGTAGCCGGGCAGTGGCCGTGCGTGTCGTCGAATACGAGCCCGCAGCGAATGCACTCTGCCGTCGTGTTGTCGGCGCGACGGTCTTCGGGTAGCACCCTGCAACCGCGCGCCTCGCACAACCAGCGATCCGCGGGCTCCGCGATGCAGGCCGGCGAATGCTCGTACGTCGGGCACGGACAACGATCGCCAGGCCCGGGGACGATGAGGTGCTTCGCGAACGTCAGCCCGCACGCCTCGCAAACCGTGTTCAGGTTCGGCGACGCGGTGCCGCTTCGAAAGAAGGTTGTCGCCGGGACCGCTTCGGTCTTATGCGCCATGGCCCGCCTGCCTCTCCAGTTCCGCAAGCCGAGCGCGGATCCGATCGATGTTGTGTTGGCGCGCCGCGCCGTGATTGCGGAGCGCCTCGAAGAACAGATCGCTCGCGCCGAGCATCCGTTTGGCGCGCTGAACGCCGACCCGCGCCGTCAGCTGAATCACTCGCCGCCGCGTGTCCTCGTCCACCACCGAGAGGTGAGGGTGCTGCGCGTTGCCCATCACGCCCCGTCTCCCAATACGATCCGCATCGCGCAGGCGGCGAGATCCAAGAGGGACTCCTTGATGCGCTCCGTGCGCCGGTCCGAACCGATCGGCTGCGCATATGCCCGCATCACGCACTGGACCGTCTCGAACAAGTGTGCGGAGCTCGCGAGGGCCTCGTCCGCGCGCTTGATGCATGCCCCGAGCGGCGCGAGCTGCTGCATGACGTCGTCGTCCCCAATCGCCTTCACCGCACGCGCGATCTCGAGGCACTCCGTCGACCGACGCTGCGCATGGGTGAGCGTGTCGTGCATGTGCCGGCGATCGCGCTCCGCACGATCCGCACGCGCGTTCGCCTCGGCCAGCTTCACCTCGAGCTCTTGTGCTTCGGTCACGGCATCCTCCCAACTCTCGAGCGGCACCAGCACGTCGAGCCTTCCGTTCTTGACGCTCATCAGAGACCTTCCGTGATCGGGTTGTGGTCGTCGTCATGCGGATCGCGCCACTCGTCGACGTACTGGCGCGACGGGTTGCTGATCTCCGCCATCGCGTTCGGATCGTCGAAGCGGAAGATCGGGCGGCGGAAGATCGTGCGGACGACACCCTTCTTGCCGTCGCGCTGCTTGCGGAGATCGAGACCGATCTCCTGGTTCGGCTCCTCGTCCGCGGCAGGCTCGGGCTCCATGAAGATCACCTCGTCCGACTCTCTCCGGACCGTCCCAGAGCCATAGATCGTCCGCTCCTTCTTCGGGTTTCGCGGGTCCTTCGGATTCGCTTGCGCGAGTTCCAGAACGGCGACGTCGAGTTCTTGGGCGAGCATCTTCAGCTCGCGGGTGTTGTCCTCGATATGGACGCGCTCCTCGCGCTGGAGCAGGTGTCGCGGCGCCTTGAGACGCTGCACGTAGTCGACGACCACCAAGCCGAGCGGGATCCGGTAGAGGAGCATCGACTCCTCCGCGAAGGCCTTGGTCGTCGCACGGATCTGCTCGATGGACAGGCGCGCCGTCTCATCGATGCGGAGCGGCAAGTCCTTCAGGAAGTTGCACGCCTCGAAGATTTTCGGAAGTTCGGACCGACCGAGCTCGCGGCGCTTGATGCGCTCGTTGGGAACGCCGCTGCGCGCCGAGACCGCGCGACGGAGGAGCTCCTCGCGCATCAGCTCCGTCGAGAAGAACAGGACGGCGATCTTGTGGCTCGCGACGTGGATCGCGATCTGAAGCGCGAGCGCGGTCTTGCCGACCCCGCTCTCCGCGGCCACGCACGTCTTCGCCTTACGCCGCAGGCCGAAGATGAGTCGGTCGAGCGAGGGGATGCCGGTGGGAATGGGGACCTGCCCATGGCTCCTGGTTGCAGCCTCCGCATCGTCGCCGCTGACAGAGATCAGGATCCGCTCGAGTGCCTCGCGGTTCCCCTCGACCGGCCGTAGCGGGTTCTGCGCCCCGATCCCCGCGAGGGCCTTCACCGTGTCGTCGATGTATCGCTGGACGTCCGGCGCCTGCACGTACCCCACCGCCGTCGCCCGCTGGCACGCGACGATGACCTGCCTTCGCCGCCAGCAGTCGTGGACCGTCAGGGCGTACGCGCGCACGTTCTGAACGACCGGGGCCGCCGCGAGGATGTCCGCGAGGTATTGCCCGCCGCCCACCTGCCCGAGGCGGTCGCGCGCCCGAAGCCAGCTGCCGACGGTCTGGATGTCGACCGGGCTCTTGTCG